ACTACGGCCACATTGAATGTTAGCCAACAAGCCAATGTGGCATTGTTGGTCAGCAATACAAACATAACATCTGCTACACTTAACACCAGCGGTTTGGCTCAACTTAACTCGTTGATGGCTAACACAAATATAACCACAAGTACGCTGAATGCAACCAGTAACGTGATAGTTGCTAGCTTGAACAGCAATACCAATGTGGTTGCAACCAATCTACAATCAACTGGATTGGCCAGTGTTGCTAGCTTGATTGTCAATGCCAACATAACTGGTGCCACACTGAACGTAACTGGTGCTGCACAGGTAAACAGCTTGTCAAGCAATGGTGCTATAATAGGTGGCAGTGTTACCAGTAATGGTAACGTGCAATCTGCGGGTGTCGTAATTAGCAATAGCATAATTGCCAATGCCAATATATTCAGTGCTACATTGAATACCAGTGGCACTGCACAACATGCAAACATTGTCAGCAACGGCGATGTTAAAACTGCAACTGTTAATGCCAGCAGTGCAATTGTAGGACAAAGCCTTACCAGCAACAGCACTATACAAGCTGCTGGCACTGCGACTGTAAATGCACTGATCAGCAACAACAACGTATTTGGTGCTACGTTGCAAAGCAGTGGCGCAGCGGTAGTTGGTAGTTTGACCAGCAATACCACAATACAAAGCAATGGTGCGGCTGTATTCAACAGCTTCACATCTAATACTCGCAGTTCGATAAACAGCGGGGGTATGAGTATCACAGGCGACAGCTTGGTAACAGGTAACTTGACAATTACAGGTAACTTGGTATTCGGTGGTAACACGTTTGTTATTAACACACAAAGCTTGACCATCGTTGACCCTGTCATTGAATTGGGTATTGGCACTGGTGGTACGGCACTGACAACAGACGACGGATTTGACCGTGGTATGTTGCTAGACTATTACCATAATCCAGGTTACTATGGCGAAACTGCGGGCTTCAACCATGCATTCGTTGGCTATAATAACAGCACTGGCAGATTGATTTATGTCACCAACGTGGCACCTGGCAACGTCAATGTCAGCAACGACATAGAACTGTATCCAGGTATTATCTATGGCGGTGCTACATTTGGTAACATTTGGCTAAGCAACAACATTGTCAGCACCAATACTCAAAGTGGTGGTGTTGTGGCAGTTGGCGGTATAGGTGCCGGCGGTAACTTGAATGTTGGCGGACAACTCAGTACATTTGCTGGTAATATCATTATCAACGGTACCAACGCCAGCATATCGCCAACTACAGGTGCAATCACTGTCACAGGTGGTGTAGGTGTCACTGGCAACATCAATGCAGGCGGTAACGTATTTGTAGGTGCAACACTCACTGCCGCAGGTCAGGCAATTGCTGCTAATATCTATTCAAATGGATTTGTGCAAGCTGCTGGACCTGTAACTGCTGCGTCTGTCAACAGCAATGGTGTTGTGGTAGGTGCTAATATCTACAGCAATGGCTTTGTACAAGCCGCAGGTACTGTAACTGCTGCAAACGTAGTCAGCAATGCAGATGTTAAAACAGCCACACTCAATGCAAGCAGTACAGCGGTTGCTGCTAACATTTACTCAAATGGATTTGTGCAAGCTGCTGGACCTGTAACGGCTGCGTCTGTCAACAGCAATGGTACGATAGTTGGTAACAATATATACAGTAATGGCTTTGTACAAGCTGCTGGTACGGTAACTGCTGTTAATATCTATAGTAATGGTTTCGTACAAGCTGCTGGTACAGTAATCGCAACAACCATTATCAGCAATGTTTATGGCTTGTTTGGACAGAACGTAACGGTTAACTCAACCAATGCCAGCACTGCATACACAGCAGGTGCATTGGCAGTTGCAGGTGGCGTTGGCATTACAGGTAACATCAACGTAAATGGTGCCAATAATCTATTCACTAACAAAGTAGGCATAGGTACTAGTACGGTAGCAGGCACAAGAGCAAACGTGTTGTCTGTATACGGTACAGAAAATATATTTGGTAACTTGATAATTTCCAATACTGCCGCAGGCGGTAGCGGTATCTACTTCCCAGACGGCACATATCAACAAACAGCAGGCACCATTGGCGGTATAAACCAAAGTGTACAATACAACAACAATGGCACATTTGGCGGCGATACTGATTTCTTATATGACAATGTAAACAAGAGATTGGGCATTGGCACTATTAGCGTAACCAACAGCTTGACAGTGTTCTCTGCAACACCTGCATTGTTCAGTACAACTAACGGCGCAGATCAACAGATAATTGTTGGTAATAGCAATACAAGTTCATACGGTACTGTGGTTGGTTATAACAGCAGCGGGGGCACTGGTCTTAATACCTACGGTTACATTAGTTTTGTGGGCGCTGCTGCTAAAAATATATCAGTTACTTCTGGCAAAACTGGTATCGGCGGCGTAACAATACCACAAAACACACTGGAAATAGGTGGCACTACCATAATAGGCGGTACATTTGCCGGCAATAATAATTTCATTAATCCGCCTAGCAATGGACTTGCTGTTCAAGGCTCAGTTGGTATTGGCACATTTACACCACTTAGTACGCTGGATGTCAGTGGCATTGTCAGTGCAAGAACTGCATTCAGTACAGGTGGTACAGCTACAGTAAACGCACTGACTAGCAACGGTGCAGTCAGTGGTACAACTGGTACATTTACCGGTGCTCTATACGGAGCAAGTTTCAACACGGCTGGTACTGCAACTGTAAACGCATTGACTAGCAATGGCGCAGTTAGTGGTACAGCTGGCACATTTACTGGTGCGTTATATGGCGGCACAGTAAATAGTGCAGGTGCTGCAATTGTCAATTCGCTCAACAGCAATACTAACATAGTTGCAACCAATATTCAGAGTACTGGACAAGCTACTGTAGCTAGTTTGGTAAGCAATGGCGCTATAAGTGGTACTACTATAACTGGTACTACTGGTACATTTACATCAATACAAAACAGCGGTACAACATTAGTTCAAAGCTTGAATAGCAACACCAACGTAGTTGCAACTAATATTCAAAGTACGGGACAAGCAACAGTTGCTAGTTTAGTAAGCAACGGCGCTATAAGTGGTACTACTATAACTGGTACTACTGGTACATTTACATCAATACAAAACAGCGGGACTACAACTACCAACGCACTTGTAAGCAACGTTTATGGCTTATTCGGGCAAAACGTAACTGTTAACAGTGCCAATGCTAGCACAGCTATTAGCAACGGTGCTTTAATAATAACAACAGGTGGTGCAGGTATTGCAGGCAACGTAAATGCCGGCGGTAGTAGAAGCCTGTTTACAGGTGCAATAGGCATTGGTACTAGTACAGCAGCAGGTATGATTGCTGCTGCGGGTGTTAGCAACGATGCATATCATTGGGGCAACGTGAGAATTGCAAACACCGCTACCACCAGCAGTGGCATTGTATTCTCTGATGGTACTATACAAAACAGTGCTGCCAGCCCAACTGCTGCTACTGTCAGTTTCGGTACAGCAGGCACCATACAGTTTGCAGGTGCTGGTAATACCTTCCTTGGTGACACCACCAACTTCTTCTGGGATGATACCAACAACAGATTAGGTATCGGCACGTCTACACCTGGACAGACCATTTCTGCATACAGTGCAGAAGCTGTATTATTCAACACTAAACCAGGCGGTGGCGCACGTCAAGAAATAACTGTGGGCAACGTGACTACCTATGGTGCTGTATTGGGATACGATCCCAGCGTTGGTAACAGCATAGGTTATCTACGCAGAGGTGACAGTGCTGCCAGTACGCCTGCGTTAGCATGGGCATATGGTACAGGTGCATATCGCATCGGCGTCAATGGTATTACACAACCACAAAACACCATGGACATCAACGGCACTGTTGCCATTGGTAACGGTTTCAGCGGCCTTGCTGCAATGACCAACACCAACGGGTTGAGTGTACAAGGTTCAGTTGGTATTGGTACATTTACTCCACTTAGTACACTGGACGTAAACGGCATTATCAGCGCAAGAACTGCATTCAGCACAGGTGGCACTGCAACTGTTAACGCACTGGTCGGCAACGTCTACGGCTTGTTCGGGCAGAACGTCACTGTTAACAGCACCAACACAAGTACTGCAACAACAAATGGTGCATTGGTTGTAGCGGGCGGCATAGGTGCTGCTGGCAACATAAACATTGGCGGGTCGCGAAACTTATTCACTAACAGTATTGGTATAGGTACTAGTACCGCAACTGGTATCAACAGCAACGTGTTTACTATATATGGCACTGCACAGCATTATGGTAACATTGTTATCGGCAACACCACTGCTGGCGGATCTGGCATTTATTTCCCAGACGGTACGTTCTTAAACACTGCGGTCAATACCTATACCACGTTCAACTATACAGGAAACGGTTCAACTACAGGCTATAGCACAAGTCCTATAACTGCCAGCAGCATTAACAATACTATGGTATTTGTTAACGGCGTTTATCAGCGCAAGAGCACATACAGTTGGAGCGGTACAACTCTAACATTTTCCAGTGCTCCGCCTAACTTCGCAACAATTGAAATCAACTGTGTTCAGGCATTGAATGCTCCATATGGTGTCAGCGACTTAACAGTTTCGGGTACGCTTGGTGTTGGCGGTTCGGCCATCGGTACCTTTAAGTCAAGTGTTACCGGTGCTGCATTGGGCACAGTGGCCAACAGCCAATCCCCACTGTTGACTTTGTATAATAGTGATGTTGGTAATGCCAGTTATTTAGAATTCACAGATGTACGGAATGCAACAGGCGGTGTGGATTGGACCACTGCTGGTAAAAGAATCCAGCAGAAAATTGATGCTACTTACATGGGCTGGGTAGGATTCAACAACGGTAACACAGTAACAACCAATAACGGTGGTATCAGCTTTGGTACAGGTCTAAGTACATTAGGTCCCAACGGTGTGCCAGAAGTGATGCGCATTACGTCTACTGGTACAGTTGGTATCGCAACAGTTACACCAGGCAGTACACTGGATGTTAACGGTGTAATATCTGCCAGAACTGCATTTAGCACAGCAGGTTCTGCAAGTGTTGCATCTGTAACCAGTAACGGTACAGTAACTGGTACAGCATTTGTACCAAGCAGCGCAACTATTCCTACCAATGGCATGTATTTGCCAAGTGCTACATCACTAGGATGGGCAGTCAGTTCTACTTCTGTAATGACACTTACCAAAAACGGTACAAACGCCACTGCAAACTTGGCAGTAACAGGTAACATCACTGCAACAGGCGAAGTCACAGCATACTATTCAGACGTGAGACTCAAGGACAATATCACGCTGATAACCAATGCCATGGGTATGCTGTCTGCTATCAACGGCGTTTATTACAATCCAAGCCGATTGGCAGAATCACTGCTGCATGAAAGCCGTCATACTTCAAAAGTTGGTTTGATTGCACAGGAAGTTGAAGCAGTATTACCGCATGTTATACGTTCTGCACCGTTTGATACCAATACAGATGGATCCAGCAAGAGCGGTGAAAACTACAAGACTATCCAATATGAAAAGGTTATACCGCTGTTGGTCGAAGCCATCAAAGAACAACAACGGCAGATTGATCAGTTGGAATCTAAAATCTCAGCACTTGAAAAGATTGTCGAATGACAGTCTTCTCAAACCACACAATAAATATTAAAAACGGTATAGAAACAATGGGAAATAACACGCATGGTTGATTTTGTACCATTTACAGGCTTAATAGCCAGTGACAACAACACAGTATATCCTGCCAACTATATGGTATTGAGCGGTGCCAGCGGCGCCGTTAATGTAAATACCAATGTCTATGTAAGCTCTGGCGGTAACATAGTGGTTGGCGGCTCAACTGCGCCCGCAGGTGGTAATTCTACTGTTGTAATAAACTCAATAGGAACCAACGGCGCCGGTATAGAACTTGTCAGCGGCGACGATGCAAGTGGTGTTAGCATTTCCGGACTAAGCGGTGGCGGCATCAACTTTAACACATTTACCGGTGCTGTCGGCAGTGAAACCTATACAGAACGCATGCGAATTGATGCCAGTGGACAAGTTGGTATTAACACAACTGTTCCATCCACAATACTTGATGTGCGTACCAGCACACAGGGAACAGACGGTATTTTTCTAATAGGTCCAAACACCAGTTTTCAAAATGGTAACATGACCATACGACCAAACAACAGTGCTGGTGCCAATAATAACATAACGCAGGCTGGCGACAGTGGCATAATATTCGGCAGCAATGCCGGTGTTAACACTGGCAATCTAATAATTGCACCATGGAACAACATAGCTGCATCTGGTATGCGAATGAATGCCAATGGCAGGGTTATGTTTAACACCGCTACGATACCAAGCGGTAATAACGTGTCGATATTAGCTTACGGATTCTCAACCAATGCAGGTGGTATACAACTGGCAGGTGGCACAGCTGGCGGCGGTAACGTATACGGTGTTAATGGCGGCGGTTTGGTGTTTGGTACCTACACTGGTGCAGTTGGCAGTGAAACCTATACAGAACGTATGCGTATTGATTCTGCTGGCAACGTAGGCATCAACACCACAACTGTTACCACCGGTTATAAACTAGAAGTAGCGGGATTAACAAGGCAGTTGGGCAACATAGTTCTTGATGCCGGTGCACAAGAAACTCTTACAGCCGGTTTTCTTTTTACTGCGTTCAATCTTGGTAACCTATCAGGTGCAAGCCTGACACCTAACGCATTTAATGGCAATTATCAATATGCATCTAACAATGGTGCTGGTACTATAAACGCACCAACGTCCGATTGTGCTATAGACATACTGATATCAAACACCACAGGTGCAGCAGCGCAAACTCTCAGCGGATTTACAGTTGTTGCAGGTAGCACAGGCGACACTGCACCTACAACCAGTACTACTGCAAAGTGGATCATAAGCATACGTAGGATCAACGCTGTACCAACGTATGTGATAAAGGTTATTGCAACATGATTATATTACCAGATCGCAACATACCACGTGCAAAGTTTCTTATGCCTGTGGCTGATACGCAGTGGACAGCACCTTCGCAAGCACAACAAAAAGATCAGTTTGGCAATGAAAATCAAACTAGATTTAGACTGCGTGCGAGATTAAACGACGGATACACCGTGTGGACTGGTTGGTTTGATGACCGGCATGATCTTGATGCATTTCTGTGGGCTATTGCCAACAATACCCTACGCTATGAACGCAAGCTATGGGACTTGCCTACGCCAGCATGGTCACCGTACCTGGGCGAACATCTTGATTTTGAATTTGCAACTGTTAGTTTTTTAACCAGCACATCTGCTGCTAACCAAACTTTTAGTGTGCCAATTGATTGGCTAAACACTTCAAACAAGGTTGAGGTCATTGCAGGTGGAGGCAGTGGCGGCCGTGGCTACTATGGTAGGGCTGTCACAGGAGGCGGTGGTGGCGCATATTCGGCACAGACCAATATTACACTTACACAAGGCGGCACAGCAACCTTTTTCCTAAATGCCGCAGCAGCAGCTATTGTTTTTGTTGGATCTGGTACTACCTCATCTGGGGCTGTAGGGAATCTTGGTGCTGATGCATGGTTTAACGGTACCACACTCGCATTATCAAGTGTGGGTGCTAAAGGTGGCAACCCAGGACAACAAGCTGCATCTGGCACAACCGCAGCAAGCGCAGCTGGTGGTGCTGCTGCATCGGGCACGGGTGCAACTAAGAATTCTGGAGGGGCCAGCGGTACTGCTATATTCACTACAACAACCAGTGCTAGCGGTGGCGGCGGTGCTGCCGGTCCAAACGGAGCCGGAGGTGCATCACCAAACCAGTCAAACACTACCGGTATTGGTGGTACAGCCGATAATGGTACTGTAGCAGGCGGTGCAATCAATGGTGGTGCAGGTAATTCCGGTACTGAATTTGACGCCACTCATGGGTGTGGTAGTGGTAGTGGCGGCACATACACTTCGCCGAATGCGACCGCAGGTGTTGGCGGAGCATATGGTGGCGGTGGGGCAGGCGCAGCCGCAGATTCTGGTACAGTAACAACCGGAGCAGGTGGACAAGGTTTAATTGTAGTTACCTACACGCCAAGCTTCGTCTATTCATGGAACATGCCAATGTTGGGAATGTGAGGACATATGTTAGTAGGATATAAGCTGATAAAGATAGATGATGGTAGCGTGTTGGAACGTTGGGGTGGCACGTGGGGTCAGTGCCCTGGCATACCTGATATACTATTCCTGCCTGATCTGATCCAAATACTTGGACCAGAACTCAATGTTGATTACCGTGGTTACAGACTAATAACATGGGAGATGGCCGATCCCAATTTCTATCAATATGACACTGTATTACCTATAAACCACTATGACCTTGTGTCCATATGGACAGATAAGATTAATCAACTGGCTTATCAACTACTGCTACCCAGCGATTGGATGGTAGTACGATTGTTAGAAGTTGGCACAGAGATACCTGTACAATGGCGCAATTATAGAACAGCAGTACGAGAAACTGCACAGCAATCAATTGCTGCAATTGCTGTAACAACCGACATAGACCAATTTATCGCATTAACTAAAAGTATCAGCTGGCCATCCCAACCTGCTTAGCAGGTTGGTTGTATGACAAAGGCAGATAATATCAACGGTAATAGTCAGACATTTCTTTATATCGCGGCATGGTGTTGCCCCATGTCAATTGCCATAACACACGGTCTTGCGTGTCAAACAGCATACAGTGAATACAGCGATTGTCGGACCATAACATGAACGGTCCGACGAAATTACGCTCGCACCATGCTTCTAATGGTCCCAGGTATGCAAAGAATAAAAATTCTTTAACTGCAAGGGATTGTTTATTATTGGCAGCAACTTTCAATTCTATAGAATCGCATTGATCAAACAATGATTGCCAGGTTACACCATACGGTTGGAGACTTTGTCCGCCTGCGCCCGCGATATTTTTGCTGAGTTCGTAGTCAGCAGGCGCCACAACAGCGCCCACTATTTTTGCAATATCCTTGGCCCATTTACGAACCAGGCGGCGTTTTAATAGCTTAAACAACATAGCGATCCAAGACAGAGCGGATTTCGCGAGCCATTGCATCCACATTGACATTACGGCTAACAGCAGTGCTGAGATCACCGTAATGTTGTTCCATGCAGTTGATCAACAGTGTTTTAACAGCAGCTTCATCCGGACTATGCGGCAATTGACTATTAGCATAGGTCAATTCCAGCGCACGTTCCTTGTTCTCAAAGTAGTTCTCCACTTGTTCCATGGTCCATTCACCGCGACGGATCTCTTTGAGCTGTTCCCTGTTGCGTTGCAGATCCAAGTCGCCTTCAACCATGATCTGTTCGGCTTCATTCAGCAGTCGCACAATGTGATATGCAAACTTGAGATCGTAGCCATGTGCAGCAATGCTGGCAGCACGCTTTTCATTGTTGGCATTGGTCTTGGTACGGATCTTTGCCATCTGTGCATAGGCATAACCTTTGAACTTGTGCCATGCACCTTTGTGCAGGAACATACGACGGTTTTCACGAACAAGTTCACTTACCGCAGTGCTGTGAATAACACAGTTGCGAGGAGTGAACAGGCTGTCAATCATATTGGGATTGTTTTCCATGCACAGTTGGAAATACTTTACAATGCCGTAGACAGAAAAGTCATATGTAGTTTTTGTTGACATAAGAGTATGAAGCTTTAAAAGCTCTGTATTATCAAGGTCTGCTAGGGTTTTCATTAAATTTCCAATCCGCAAAGTTAGGATTATTACATCTATTTAAAATTGTTTGTATATTAACATTGTGTGCTCTACTTGCATCTTTTGCAGTATCAAATACACCTAATGGAGTTTTTACAGATTTTGCTTGATATGCATTTTTACCTCTACGCGATGCATACAATTTATCTTTATCATCTTCTGTTAAGTTTTGATAATACTTCTGTTGAGCTGCCAGTCTTTGTTTTTCCAAACTAGCATCTGCTCGCAAGTTAGTCAAGTGCATTTTACGTTGTTCTCTGACTTTTTCCTTATCAACGTCATTTAATTTAGCAAACCACCCACTTCTAGTTTTTGATACTACATCGGCTGGTAAATATTTTAAAGTATTACCACCAGTGCCACCTTCTGTTAAATTATAAAATAACGGATTTGATGCTGCATCGAACTCAGCTATCCATTTACGTTCTGCATTATCTAAATCAATTTCAGTGTCTACTATTTCGATGATATCTCGTTTGAAATTATCAATACCATATTTTTCAATGGCCCGCTTCAGTAACATACCAGATCCTAAATATCCATCAGATATATCACCTGAATGCTTGCCTATATATTTTCTACCATTTATTAAATTTTCTGTTATGTAAATAAAGTATGCCATGTAACACCTAGAACAATGGCACTACACTATATCGTGCCATTGTTCTATTTATTCAAATTGCGAGATTTCATTTCGCGTTCTACTTCATCTAATGCAGGAACTGTTATTCCAAGTTTATTGCAATATTCTGCAACATCTGCGGACTGCACTCTATGTTCTTGCCACTGGTCGAATCGCTGGATCTGCCTACCAAAGCCAGGGATTTCACCTGCCAAGTGCGGAAATACCAGATCCTTGGGCGGAATGCAGAAACCATACACATCAAGGTCGCTGTCGTCAATACTTACACCGTAGGCCTGACTGCCCATGATGGTGAGATATGCTGTATTATCCGGCAACCACTTGGGCGGATGGATCAGATTTTGTTTGTTTAGGCTTGTAAGGATCATTTGTCCCTCCTATTCAGTTATTCAACTGTTGCACCAATTTGTCGCATGTTTTCATAAAACACTGCCAATCGTTCTTCATCGTAGTTGGTTACGTCCAACGCAACAGGACCTTTGTCGCGTACATTATCAAGGAATTCTTTGGATTCTTTCAGACCCCATCCTGTCAACTGCCGAAGTTCTTTGATTGCACTGATAAAATTTGGACCTGTGGCAACAATATTGGCCTCGCTGGATTTGATCAGCATGCCAAGAAAAATATCGCCTGCTGCACGATCGCCAAGCTTTTCTCGCACACTGTCCCAAATAGCCAAACCTTGTCCATGGCCGTAGGCTTCGCACAAGCTGCGAATGAACGCACGGCAGGTACGTACTACTTTTGCATCGGGCTTGTATTCCAAATCACTGTCCATGTTCCACTCCTGACCATACTAGACGGAACATAACATATTCAGATTCGCTTGTAAACCAGAACTTGTTAAACATTCTAAACCAGTTGTTGTGCCCTAACATATCGTCACACCACGTTTCAATTTCTGTAAATTCAAAAGCAGTATACTGGCTGAGTATAAAACTCCAGAACTTTTGATCCAGTTCTCTGCGAGGATCTGCAAGATTGCCCCAGTTATCCTGCATATCCTCTACTAGGCTGCGAGGTGTTCGTACACGGCTGTCGGTATAATACATAACGTAGTCTCTGCTTAGAGATTAGACAGTTCAATCAAGCATGCTGCAATGTTGATTTCAGGATCTGATACCAGCGAATGATCTTTAAGACGGTTTGCAATAATCACAATTGCCTGATGCTGTTGTGCATCTGTGTCACCCCACCATGCCAAATTACGATACATCATACGATATAATTCCTCGTATTCTTCTACTCGTGCTTGCGCACAGATAATTTTACGAGCATCGTGAATTTTACCAGCTTTGAACAAACTGATAGCTTGAATCATATAGTCCATACTGCCCATACTGCCGCCTTTGTTGGGCCGACGTAGTTCACCGTCTGAACAATTCTGTTGTAGTAGGTTAATACATTTGCGCAAATCTGGGTATGTGGCTGTTACGTAATCGTCCAGTATCTCTAAATTTTCTTCAGTAAGATCAACGCCTTCGTTGATCAAGATAGTGGCAATGCGTGTAACGAACAGTTCGCGGTCAAGATGCTCAATATGGAACCCTTGAGTACGACTATGCAGTGCTGGTATAATTTTATGAGGAGCATTACATGTAAGAATCCAACGACAAACGTTGCTGTATTCTTCTATCCAGTTTCGCAGCATAGCTTGGCTATTTTGAGATAGATAATCTGCTTCATCTAGCAGCACATACCTGTAATCGCCCATAGGCATAGTTTCTATGAAACCCTGCAAAAGTCGTAGATCATCTATCTTGGTTTGATTACTGGCGTTGACATATTTGATATCAGAATCTACTACACCCAGTTCATTGAAAAGACATTTGGCAAGAGTGGTTTTACCAATGCCAGGGCCGCCACTTAACAATAGGTTAGGAATTGATTTATCAGCAATCCAACCTTCTACTTGAGATTTTTGGCTATCGTTAACCCAAACATAATCTGCAATAGTACTGGGCCTGTACTTCTCAACCCAAAGTGCGTTAGTCCTGCTAATCAATAATGTGTCCTACTTGTTTATACACAGTATATCTGCACAGTGCAGTTCAGTCAAGCTGACAATTAGGTTTCCAGCGGACACTGTGTTGTAGTAACCAGTATTGCTTCTGGCCAATCCACTTTGCGAATAGTTACCATGCCGCCATTGCCATCGCCGATGTCAATACCACGAGTCCACCGACCGTGTTTGATCAGTATCCAATCGCCAACTTCAACGTCGTCTATGTCTGCATGTTTGCCCCATACCTGCGCCCAGCGTTCACGAATGCCACGTTCTTTACCATCGTCGTCTAGAATGATTATACCGTTTTTGGTACGTCGTTCACCCTGCTCGATATTGTGAACTAGCACAGTGTTGGGCATGGGCGTTACTGTTTTGATATCTGCCAATGACATTAGTCACCATCCACAACGCGACGGCGTTGAACAGTGTTATTTGTTTGAGTGGGTTCAAATTCCATATCGTCATCTGCCAATTTCTTTGTTTTAGGCGCAAGTGCAGCCAATGCACGTTGCACACTTTCTTCTGCTTTTAAATCTACAGGTGCAGCTTGTGCTTCTCTGCGAGCACGAATAGCGTTCCACTCTGCTTCTATTTGCTCTTGTGTGCGTATTATCACACCGCCTGCACCCAGTTGGTCGCCTCTGGCATTTTTACTAGCATTGCCCAATGCTACCTGTTCGGCGTTGCTCATTTTGAGACGTTCCATGTCTATGACTTCGCCTCTCATAGTTATATGTCTAGTCGCCATATCACTGTCTCCTATGTGGTTATAGTGTGATATTTATTTGAGGAATTCGCGAACATCCAAATCAAATTGCA